CCGGCGCTCTCGGCCGCCGAGGCTGCGGCCCACTGGCCCTCCTGGGTCGATCCAGGGTGCACGCTCCCCGGCGGCCAGATCGCATGCCACGTCGGCCACGCGCGCGTCCTCGAGCGGATCGTGGACCAGCCGGCCCTGGTCCTCGAGGACGACTTCGTCCCGGCCTTGGATCAGGTCGAGGCGCGGATCCTCCGGATCCTGGCCCAGGCGGACGCGTGCGGCGCAGCGTGGGACTATCTCAACCTCGGGCGGTGCTACGGGGGCGGAGGCGACCCGGCGCTCGGGTGGGAAGGCGTCGCGGCCGAGGTCGGGCTCTGCGGGCACGCCGCGCTGATCACGCCCGCCGGCGCGCGGCGGCTTCTCGCCGAGCCGCTCCGGGACCGGCCGACCGACTGGATCGCACGCGATCTCGCCGTGCGCGGGGAGCTGCGCGGCTTCGCGGCCTCGCCCCGGCTCTTCGCCCAGGAGCGCCAGACGCTGCCGACCCTCTGCGGCAACTATGACGACATGCCTGAGTTCGCGCCGGTCCGCGTCGATGCCTACGCCTACCTCGCGATCCCGGGCTGGTTCAACTTCGCCGAGGCCTACCGTGAGCTCGTCGCGGACGCGGATGACGAGCAGCCCTCGCTGGTCGTCGAGCTGGGCGCCTGGAAGGGCCGGAGCACGGCCTTCCTCGCCGCTGAGATCTTGGGGAGTGGGAAGCCGATCTATCTGACCGTCGTGGATCTCTTCCAGGGCTCGGTCGAGGGCGAAGGGCTCGCGCCGGCCTCCGCGGCGGACGTCGCGCTGGGGGACCTGCGGGAGGTCTTCGACCGGAACCTCGCGCCCTTCGCGGCCGCCTTGGGCGAGCGGCTGCGCGTCATCCAGGGCGACTCGGCGGCGGCCGCGGCGCGCTTCCAGGACGGCACGGTCGCCGCGGTCTGGGTCGACGCCGGGCACGCGGAGGCGGAGGTCCAGCGCGACCTCGCGGCGTGGTGGCCGAAGCTCGCGCTGGGCGGCCTCTTAGGCGGCGACGACTGGGCATGGACCGGCGTCGCGGCCGCCGTGGAGGCGTTCTGTCGCCGGGAGGGGCTCGAGGTCGAGCTCGGCGGCGCGTACCCGTGGTGGCGCGTCTGGAAGGACTGACGCCAATGGGTTTTCGCGTGCCGATCCCGCCGCGACCGTTTCTGACGAACGATCGCGACCCAGAATATGACGCCGCGACCACCGCCCGGCTCCTTGCGGCGCCGATCCAGGATGCGGAGATCGAGGCGTGGATCGCCGACGGCACCGCGCGGACGCTGATCGAGCATGTCCTGCTGAGGCGGGGAGGCGCCATGATCGCAGGTCGCCTCGCGACCGGCCAGCTTCGCAGGTCGGCACCGCCTGCGCCTCCTCCGTGTCCGGAGATCCGATGATCCGTGCGGGCTGGGGCTGGGCCGAGGTGGACCTGGAGGGCCGCTGGTGGGCCACGTGCCAACGGGAGGGCGCGCGGCGGCGCTGTGGCCCCTTCGCGACCGCCGCCGAGGCGCTGGAGCGGGCGCGGACGTGCAGCGGCGATCCCTGCCCGCCGATGCGCCGGATGACGGACGTCCTCGAGGAAGCGGACCGGAACCACAGGATGGCGCCGTGAGCGCCCGCGGCGCCCGCAGCATCCGCCGCGCGGTGGCGCGCGAGATCCGGAAGCGCGAGCCAGCGCTGGACGCGCTCTTCGCCGCGAAGCTCAAGCCGCGGCCCTGGTGGGTGCCGGGATGCTGCTGGCGCTGGCTCCTGCGGCGCGTGCTAAAGGACCCGCCGGCGGCCTCGGACTTCTCCCTGATCAACTCCGCGCTCCACCTGCTGCGTGGAGCCCGGGCACGACTCGCGCGTCGCGTCGCGCCGACTGAGCGTTGACGCCGGGAGGCCGCATCCCTAACTTCGCCTCAGACATGCAGGCGCGGTCCGCGCGGCCGGAGGCCCCTTCACCCGGGGCCCCGGCCGCTTCGCTTGTGGGCATCCATTGCCCGCGATGCCAGAGCCCCCAGGACGAGGGGCTGATCGCCCGACTCGTCGACGGCCCCGGCGTCCAGTTCCGGGTCGTCCTGAGCGATCAGCGCCAGCCGGGCGACTTCGAGGTGCGGTGCCCCAACGACACCTGCCGGACGTTCTACTACCTCCGCTCCTGGCGGGCCGCATGAAGAAAACCCGCAGAAAAACCCGCGCGGCGCGCACCGCGACCGCGAGCTTCAATGGCGCGCCGCTGACTCCCGGCAACCCCGGCAACAGCGGCGGGAAGCCCGGCCGTTCCGGCCGCAAGCCCGCGGAGTTCAAGCGGTGGCTCATCCGCGCGGCGACGGACCGGAAGGCTCGCGCGGCGCTGCGGCTCGTGCTCTCCGACGCGAAGCACCCTCACTTCGCGGCCATCTGGCGCGCCCTTCTGCCGACGGTGCTCACGTCGGCCGACGCCGAGCTCGCCGCGACGACCGCGCAGACGGTGGGGCTCGTGATCCAGGTCGTGCCCAAGCGTGAGGCTGGCGCGGAATGACGACCCTCGCGGCCGCGCCCGACGTCACTTGGACGATGCACGCAGGCCAGCAGGAGGTCTTCGCGTCCACAGCGCGGACCCGCGTCGTCGTGGCGGGGCGCCGCGCGGGGAAGTCGGAGACGGGCGTCATGTGGATCGGCGCCGGTGCCCGCGACGATGCGCTCCTCGGTCATCCCGGCGTCTCCTGGGTGGTGGCGCCCACCTACAAGCTGCTCCGGCCGCTCTGGCGGAAGTTCATCCGCATTCTGCCCCCGGACTGGCTCACGGGGCGCTCGGGCACGGAGCGGATGCCAGACTATCTGGAACTCGGGCCTGCCCGCGTGGAGTTCCGCAGCGCCGATCACCCCGACACGCTGGTCGCCGAGGGCGTGCGGCGGCTCTGGGTGGACGAGTGCGGCCGGATCAAGGAGGAGGCGTGGACTGAGAGCCTCCTGCCGACCACGATCGATTACGCGGCGCCCCAGCTCCTGACGGGCACGCCGAAGGGCCGTAACTGGTTCCACCGGATGTACCTGACCGGGCTCGACGAACTGGAACTGGACGTCCAGTCGTTCACCTGGCTCAGCCGCGAAAACCCCTTCATCCCGGCCACCGAAGTGGATCGCCTCGCGAGCAAGATGTCGGAGCGGCTCTACCGGCAAGAGATCCTCGCCGAGTTCCTGGACGATGAGGGCGCGGTTTTTCGCGGCGTCCGGGAGTGCGTCGGCCCGATGTCGAAGGCGCCCACCGTCGTGCTCGGGGTGGACCTCGCCAAGCACGGCGACTACACCGTGCTCCACGGGCTCGATGCCGCGGGCCGCACGACCCACTGGGAGCGGTTCAACCAGATCAGTTGGCCGCTGCAGAAAGAGCGGATCATCGCACTGCATCGGGCGACGAAGGCCAGGGTCTGGCTGGACTCGACGGGCATCGGCGACCCGATCCTCGATGATCTGAACAAGGCCGGCGTGAAGGTGACCGGATACAAGTTCACGAGCGCGAGCAAGCAGCAACTGGTGGAGGCGCTCAGCCTCGCGCTGGAACAGCGGCGCGTGATGTTGCCCGAGGAGCCGGTCCTCCTCAATGAACTGGAGGTCTTCGAATACACCACGAGCCGCACCGGGAACACGAGCTACAGCGCTCCCGAGGGCCTGCACGACGACTGCGTGATGGCGCTGGGGCTCGCGTGGCAGGGCATCGGCGGCGCGGCCCGGGCGCCGAAACTCTCCGTGTGGATCCCCGGCGTCAACATGAAGACGAGCGCAGAGAAAGCCGAAGACTTGCGGCGCGCTGCCGAACACCCGATGGCACCGCCGAGCGTGCTGGAGCGGGCGCGGCGGATCCTGCCGACGCTGGACGAGGACGAGCCGTGAGCATCCGCGACCGCTGGTCTCGGTTCGTCGCCGCCTGCCGGCGCGCGCTGGCGGGGCTGCGGGCGGCGGGGACGAAGGCCCTCAGCGCGATCGACGCGCAGGACGTGCACATCTACGGTGGTCTCGCGATCGCGACGATCGGCGGCTGCTACTTCTCGGTGCCGATCACCATGATCGCCCTTGGTCTGGCGCTCGTCCTACTCGGGCGGTTCTAATGCCCGTCGCGCAACGGCCCACCGAGACGCTCGCCGAGTTCCGGGCGCGCCGGCGTCAGGTGCAACGCCGGTCGGACGCCCGCCATCGGCAGGCCCGGCTTGAAACGCGTCGGAAGTGGAAAGCCGCGCATCCAGACCTAGTCGCCGCCGGGAACCACAGGCAGTACGAGCGGAGAAGGGCCGACCCCGCCAGGCGTGAGAAGCGGGCGGCGGATTCGAGTGCGTATTACTGGGCGCACCGGGACGAGGTGCTCGCCAAACAGGCGGACCGTCGATGCGCCGATCATGCATTTGCCGAGCGCAGACGCGCGGCGGCCAGACGGTACAGCCTGGAGCACCGCGATGCGGCGCGCGCTAGGGTGAAGGCGTGGAGCATCAAGAATCGCGAGCGCAAGAACCTCAACGAGCGTGTCCGTGAGGGCCGGCGGCGGGCCCAGGCGATCGCTGCGACGGACTCGACCCTGACGCGAGCGGAATGGCTGGCGATTCAGGCCGCGCAGCTCGGGCTCTGCTGCTACTGCTTCCGGCGCCGGCGCCTCACGCTCGACCACGTCACACCGATCTCCAGGGGCGGCGCGCATGTCGCGTCGAACGTCGCGGGCGCCTGCGCAGACTGTAACCGGCGGAAGCACAACACGACGCTCATCGTCTGGCTCGCCCGCGTGGCGACGGAACGGAGTGCCTGATGGGACTCTTCAGCGCAATGAACGCGAGGCGCGCGGCCGCCAAGGCGGCGTCGCAAGTCCAGGTAGTGTCACAAGTTCCGGGGTTTCGCCTGTGGCAGGGCCGCTACCCGCCGCGGGATCCCCGCGTCCGGGAGGAGCTCTACTCCTACCGCTCGTGGGTCTACATCGCCTCGAACGTGATCGCCAACCGGATGGCCGAGATCCCGATCCGGATGAGCGAGGTCGAGCAGAACGCGGACGGCACCGAGACCCGGGAGCCGATCGTGGCGCACCCGCTCTACGACACGCTCCGCAGCGGCGGGCGCACGCGGCCCAACCCGACCACGCACGCCTTCAACTTCCGCAAGCTGACCTCGCTGGACCTCGAGCTGACGGGGAACGCCTTCTGGCTCAAGGTCCGCGATCGGCTCCTGCTGCCGCGGGAGTACTGGCGGCTGCGGCCCGACCGCATCGTGGCGATCCTGGACAAGCACACGGGGCTGATCGAGGGGTGGGCCTGGATCGGGCGGAGCCAGGGCGAGACCAAGATCTACCTGGCCAACGACGTGGTGCATTTCAAGTACCCGAGCCCGATCGAGGATCCCTACTGGGGCTGGTCGCCGCTCCGAGCGGTGACATACGCCTTCGACACGGACCAGGCGAACCAGATGTACCAGACGAAGTTCTTCGAGGCCGGGGCGCAGCTCGGCTTCATCATCTCGTCCAAGGGCGAGGTGGACAAGGACACGGCCCAATTCGTCCTGGACCAGTTCAACGCCCGCCACCAGGGGCTCGAGACGATGTGGCAGCCGGTGGTGGTGGGCGGGGACGCCACGATCGTCCCGGCCCAGGCTTTGAACAAGGACATCCAGAGCCTCGAGCTCTACGACAAGACGCGGGACATCCTGCTCGCCTGCTACGGCGTGCCGCTGACCAAGGTCGGGCTCGCCAATGACGTCAACCTCTCGAACGCCGAGGCGCTCGACATCACGTTCAACCGCGAGACGATCCGGCCGCGGCTGCTCAACGTCGAGGAAACGATCGAGACCGATCTCCTGCCGGACTTCCCCCAGCCGGCCGCGGGCCGCTGGCTGGACTTCGACTTCGACAACCCGGTCCCGGGCGACCGGGAATTCGAGCTCGAGGAGGACACGCAGCTCGTCAAGGCCGGGATCCGGACAGCGGACGAGGTCCGGGAGAAGCGCGGCGACAAGCCCTTTGGCAGCGCCTACGGCGGGAAGGTCCAGGTGCCGCTCGGCGTCACCCTGGTCGACCCGCTGGGAGGCGGCGAGGAGACGTTCGGGATCAACCCCTTCGAGCTGGAGGAGGAGGTCCTCGATACCGGTGCCGGGACCCTCGAGGGGGAGCCGCGAAAGGCGCTCCCCGCGGGGCGGAAGCGGCTCCCGCGGGCGACCGACCCGAATGAGACCGCCGGCCTCGCGCTCGATTGGGGCGGCCAGGTCAAGCACTATTTGGCGCTCGTCTCCGCGCGGATCGCGGGGATCGACGCGACGACCTGGGACCGCCTCGCCGCCTCCTTGGGCGAGGGGATCGACGCCGGCGAGACGATCAACGCGCTCGCGGGCCGGGTCCGCGACGTCTTCACCGAGGCGACCGACGTCCGGGCGCTGACGATCGCACGGACCGAAGGGATGGGCGCGGCCAACGCGGCTTCCCTCTCCGGCTACGAGGAGGGCGGGGTTGAGGGCAAGGGCTGGCTCGCGACGATGGATGCCGCGACCCGCGACTGGCACGCCGACGCGGACGGCCAAGTCGTGCCGATCGACCAGCCGTTTATCGTGGACGACGAGCCGATGCAGTACCCGGGCGACCCGAGCGGCTCGGCCGAGAACACAGTCAACTGCAGATGCTATTGCACGCCGGAGGTCTTGTCCGCGCGGCAGGCGCCGAGCTGGACCCAGGCGGACCGCGAGGCCATGTGGCGCGCGTTCGATGGCCGCCTGAAGCGCTACGAGGGGACGATCGCCAGCGCGGCACGCGGCGTCTTCGCGGGCCAGCAGCGGTCGGTCCTCCGTGTCCTGGCGGCGCACGAGAAGAGCAAGCAGCCGCTGCACGCAGTCGACGTCCCGCGGCTCCTCCATGCGGGGCTCGGTGCGCACGAGGGCGCGATCCTGGCGGCGGTCGGCGGCGCGATCACGAAGCTCTATCCGGCCGAGGCAGCGGTCGGCTACGCGGCGGCCAAGCAGCTCGTCGGCTAACCTCAACGCGGGGGCAGCGCGTGGCGGACACGAAGCGAGTGGACCAGGAGGGCGGCGCGGTGGTCTCCGCGTACGCCGAGCTCGGGGAACCGACGCGTCACGAGCGCCCGGCCCGGACCTATCCGCCCGGGCTGCTCGGGATTCCGTGCCACCGCGACCTGCCGGTCGAGTCGGCGGAGGCCATCTTCGCCCTCGCCCACACCGGCCTCCCCACGGGCTCGGCGGTGATCTGGAGCTACGGGCCGAGCACGATCGCAGCGAACCGGAACCGGATCGTCCGGACGCTCCTGCGCTCGCGCCGGCTCCGGGACCTGGAGTGGCTCTGCCTCTGCGACGCGGACGCGAAGCCGCCGGCCAACGCCATCCTCCGGCTCCTGGACCGCGCCACCGACGTCGTCGGCGCGCTCTACTGCCTGCGCGAGCCGCCCTACAAGTTCGGCTTCGGGCGCCCCATGCAGCCGACGCCGGAGCCGATGGAGCTCACGGGGATGCTCTCCGTCGCGTGGGTCGGGACGCACTTCCTCCTGATCCGGCGCCGCGTCCTGGAGCGAATGAAGCCGCCGTGGTTCGACCACGTGGATGCAGCTGGCAAGCCGACGCCCGGCTACGGCGAGGACGTCTACTTCTCGCGGAAGGCCCGGGCTGCCGGCTTCGAGGTCGCGGTGGACCTGGACGTCTGGGCCGGGCACATGGCCTGGCAGGAGATCACGCCGGAGACCGCGCTGGCCTTCGGGAAAAGCGGGCTCTACCGGGTCGCCGCCGAGGAGCTCCCCGCGCAGAGCCCGCCGATAGCCGCCGCGGGTGATTGACGTGCGCGCAGCCGGGCCTATTTTGGAGCCGTGCTCACGTGGCGATGCGATGGTCCTCCAACGCTGCTCCGCCTGCCGGGTCGTCTACGACCCGGACGAGCGACTCGATCGCTGTGTGGTCTGCGGCGAGCCGATGGGGTCGCCGCCGGAGGCGCGCGCGCCTGAGCCGCGCCGGCCCACTATCGCCGAACGCCAGGCCCTGCTCTCGGTGCTGGAGCGGGCGACCTGGGACAGCGCGACGGGACGCTGGACGCTCGTGGTGAACGATGCGCAGTACCGGCTGCTGTTGGAGGCCTTCGGCGGCTACGTCGAACCGTCCGTCGAGCGCAATGAGCATTGACGCGCGCCGCAGCAGCTACTAAGTTCGCGGCGTGAGGAACTAGCAGCAGAGGGTCCGCGGGCTCGGGGAACCATCCCCGGGTCCGCCGTCGTTTCGGGGGTCCGCGCGGCCCGGAGGGCATCTCGCCTTCCGGGCCGTTCGTCGTTTCCGGAGGTCACGATGGGCACAGCGGTCGCGCCGAAGTTCGCGCCGGGCCACGTTCCCGAGCTCCGCGCCGGCGAGCGCATCGTCCGGTCCTCGGTCTACTGCCGCGCCGAGGCGGGCAACGGGAAGAAGGCGCCGAACGGCGAGGCGTACGACGTCAAGATCGTCGCCTCCACGGGCCGCGTGGCCCGGGACGGCGGGATCATCCTGCCGACCGCGTGGGCCGCCGACCTCTCGCGCTTCCTCGCCAACCCGATCGTCCAGTGGTGCCACCAGTACGACGAGCCGCCGGTCGCCCGCGCGGTCTTCGTCCAGGCCGATGAGAAGACGGGCCTGATGATTCAGTGCTGGCGCTTCAACGCCGGCCTCTCCGACGACGAGTGGGACCGCTTCGCCAACCGCCTCAAGGTGCTCTACCAGACCGCCGCGCTGAATGCCGCCTCGGTCGGCTTCCTGGTCCACGAGTTCCGCGACCCGACGAACGAGGAGCGGATCACCGGCCTCGCCCAGGACGGCACGGAGCCCTACTGGGTCGCGACGCGCGCCGAGCTGCTCGAGACCTCCGCCGTCCCGGTTCCCAGCGATCCGAACGCCCTGGCGGTCGATCGCGGGATCCACGACGCGGAGCGGAAGGGCATCGCGGTCGGCGAGCTCAAGGCGAAGTGGGAGCGCGCGAAGCGGCTCGGGGCGGACAAGGCAGCGGCGGGCATCATCGACGCGCTGCGGTCGGCGCCCCCGCTCGTCACCCGCACGGCGATCTCCTACGGCTCGGCGCACCCGGACAAGAACTACTCGGTCGCCGCCAAGGGCGCCTCCTGGGACGCCGGGGCCGAGGTCAAGAAGATGCCGGCCGAGAAGGCCGGGCTCCGGCTCCGGCACGCGTGGGTCGATCCGGACAAGGACGCGGACAAGAAGGGCAGCTACAAGTTCCCGCACCACCGGGGCGGGAGCGGCGCGGCGGTCGTCTTCAAGGCGTGCGCCGCCGGCTTCGGCCGCCTCGGGTCGGCCAAGATCCCGGCCGGGGAGAAGGACGGCGTCGCAGCCCACCTGGGGAAGCACTACAAGGCGGACTTCGACACGGATCCGCCGGAGCGCTCGGCGCTCGAGGCGGCGTTCGCCTTCTGCGCCGCGCACGCCCGCGGGGCCAAGGACGTCGGCTGGATGACGGACGAGGCGACGGTCCGCACACTCCGCGCGCTCGGCGGCGGCGACCTCTCGGCCGGGATCGAGGCGATGATCGTCGCCCTCGGCTACGAGGACACGACGACCTGCCCGAACTGCGGCGCCGAAGTGGCCGCCGACCAGGACATGTGTCCCTACTGCGGGAAGACGCTTCCCGGCAAGGAAGGCCACGCGGCGACGGTCAAGTGCCCGGGCTGCGGGAAGCAGGTCGTCCCGACGGCGGGGGGCGCCTGCCCGGAGTGCGGGGCCACGATCCGCGCCGAGGGTGACCCCGAGCCGATCAAGTGCCCGCACTGCGGCGCGACGGTGATTCCGACGAAGACCGGGACCTGCCCGGAATGCGGCGAGGAGATTGAGGGCCGCGCGGTGACGCGCGTCAAGTGCCCCGGGTGCGGCAAGGAGGTCACGCCGACGGCTGGGGGCGCGTGCCC